CCTCTTGGCTGTCTAGCATGGATGCAAAGCTCTGCGCTGCTTGGTTTACTGTAATCGAACCGACTGCTTGTGCGTTATCGGACATATCTACCTCTTAGTTAAAATTCTGGACTTTTGCGGGGACGGCCACGCTGTCTTACCAACGCAACTTCTGCCATCTTGCCTGTATCCATAACAGAACGCAGCTTAGATCGCAGAATATCTACCGTAGTCAAAAGCAAATATGCTTGCTCTCGAATCGGATTCTCCATTAACTTGGAGGCCCGAATTTCACGGTAACAATCGTCTTCAATCTTTTTCAGCATTTCTATTAAAAGATCATCCTCTAATAGAAGTTTTGCTCTGTCACCTCTTGCGAGGTTAATTTCTAAATCATCCATGTCACATCATAGGTTGGGGCTGTTGAGTTGGTTGAGGAACTTGACTCATTGCAGCCTGTTGACGGATTAACTCTCGGTCCTTATTCATGGCAGCATTTATTTCTGCACTTTGAATTTGTACCCCATATTTCAATTCTAACTCATATCTTTTCAAAATGCCATCTTGCTCAATACGATCCCTGTCACGGTCATCAGACAAGATCATTTTTTCACGATCCAATTGCAATTCAGCAGCCTTCTTCTGAATATCAGCCTGAATAGATTGCGCCTGGACTTGAGCCAATACTTCTTCTGGAGTTGGTTTAGGAGCAGGAGGCTCTGGCATTTGGAAGTCAGCAGGTAACTGATTAAAGTAATTCTGCGTGTCTTTGATCCCAGCCAACTGCAACATCTTGGCCAATGTGTTTGTGTACTGTTGTACAGAAACAACAGGGTTATTAGGACCAGTTTCTTTGATCAGCATTTCCTGACGCATTGCTACTTGGTTCAGAATATTAATGCGGTCTTCAATTGTTCCCTCTCCAACACCGACATTCACGATGACATCCATGTTGGCATCCCATGAACGTGGGTCAATTGGAACAAAGGTGTTTCGCAGACGGATCATCCGTGCGCGGTCTTGGTTTTCAATAACCAATTTCAGAACGCCAGTAAACAGCTTACGCAGACCTGTTTCAGCAAAGATACGGGCAATCATCTCAATGTGCTGGTGAGCAGCGTTAACAGTGGCAGACACAGCAGCCTTGGTGGTGCTTTGCAGTGCATCAGCATCTAGGCCAGCAGCGGCCTTGGAGATGCCTGTACGGGTCTGCTTGATGTCATCCAAGTAGTCCAGCATGGGGAATGCTGCTTGACCAACAAAAGGAGTCGTGAAAGGCTGGACCATACCAGGCGCTCGCATACGGATAACAGCACCAACTTCTGTGTTCAGCACATCTTCCATGTTGGCCTGGCCCTCGACAATTGCTGTACGGGGGTGGATGGCTTGAGCCAAGGAATCCAAGATGCCACGTTGGACATTGGACTTGATGCGCTGAATGTCCATGACCACATCAGCAGGACACATACCAAAGAAGGTGTGTGGCTCTGGATCCGGACAGAAGTCAGCAAATTGCCGATCAGCAACAATCTCGTTACGCAGAACTTTGTTGCTAGTGCCAGCAGTACAGATGCGGCGCATTTCAGCAATGCCGTCACCATCAAAGTCAACCTTCAAATAGCCTTCAATGTACAGAACGCTCTTGCTTGACGGGTCGCCATTGTTGGCAGTACTGATGACGGCAAAAGGATTACGCGCCTGATACTCTTGGTTGTTATCAAAATCGTTGCCGTTGCCAGCAATCTCAACCATCTCATCGTAGTCATAACCCATAGCAACCAAGTCGCTAACGGTCTTCATTGTGCGATGGCCAACAAAAGTAGCTTCGTCAATAGACTTAGCACGGCGGTCAATCAGAAACTCTTCTGGTGGCAATGCCTCAATCTTTACCTTGCCTGTTTTGATGCGGCGCTTGATTTCAACGTCATACATCATTGGGGGCGGAGTCATAATGCCTTGAGCTTCATTCATTGGCTCAGTGCCGGGAACTGGATACTCGCGAACAGCAGAGATCTCTACATCAGGATTCTCAATCAGCATCATCATGCTCTGCTCATCAAGCATAGAGAATGATTCAGCACGGACTTCTACTGACTCATCCCACCAGTACTTAATAATCCCGCACTTACGGACAAGTGCATCTTTGAATGCAGAGTGAAGAATCTTAAAGCCAGGGTTGTCACGCTTGAAGATGAAGTCAACGTAGTCAGTGGCTTGTTCAGCGCTTTGGATGTCTTCTGGGCCTTGTGGAGCAAACTCAACAACACGCTCTGGACCAAAGAAGATACGCATCAAACTTGGCAGAATGCCTTGTACGGTATCGCGTACATCCATCGATACCACTTGTGATCGGCCATCTTCTTCATCACCAAACGGTTCACCGTAGTAATACTCTGTAGCCAATGCACGATTGCCACCAATGTCATCATCAATGAACGAAATAGCATCGTAAATCTCAGCAGATACAACCCCCTGCAACTCCTCTTCGGACATTACTTCTTGGTCATCCATCTCGCCTTGCAGAGTCTCTGCCATCAACATTGGATTTTCGTTCATATCAATTCCTTACCGTGCGCCGAAATACGGCAAAAGACCTGATTGCGTGTTCTGCAACAAAGAAGGAATGCCTCCCGCAGTGTTGTTAGTCATGTTTGCATATGGGTTCATGCTTGCCATAGCGGGGATCTTGACTTGGTTTTGTGGGTCTTGGTCTGTTTTGATACTGTATTCAAAAGCAGAACGAGCCATATCACCAGCAGTCGCATTAGGGGCGGTAACTTGGTTGTACAAGTTCATGGCAGGTTGTACCTGCTGATTTACAGCGTTGGTAGCAAAGTTACCTGCTGCTTGCCCCATACTCATTGGAGATGCGGCGGCTACTTGCGGAATAGCTCCAGCAGCAACGTCTGTAGCAGCGCTGCCGACAATGTCAGCTACAGCACCAGTTCCAACTTCGGCTGCGGCTGTTTTGGCCATCTCCGGCATCAATGATTCAAGAAAAGCGGCAATTAGTGCTTCCATGATTAATCTTCCTCCATGTCGTATTCTGTTTTGGCCATCATCAGCATATTCTGCTGACCCTTGGTCATCTTTTGGGTTATGGGGCCACCAGACAACCAGGCAGCGCAAGTACGTGCGCCAGCGCACTTAAAGTCAAACAATTCGCAGTAACCAAGGTTGGCTGCATCCTGTACGTCAGTTGCGTACCCATCTTCTTCTTCGCCAATACCTTTGACAATGCAGTCCATCATCTCAGGAGTTTGAATGAATGCAGCGCAATTACCGCAACGCATTTCTTGCACATCTTCAATATCTACTTGCCAGATGTCTGCAAGGTTCTTCCAGTAGTCTTCGTTTTCTTCTTCGGGGTTTGCTGGACCGTAGTCGGCATTCTTAATCGCCCAATTACGATTCTTTAGGTTGACCTTGATGTCATAAGTGGCAATAGGGCATTTCATTTCTTTTTGGCAGTCTTGGCTGCTTGTTTGAAGTCCTTGGCAGTAGGAGCGCCTTTACTGCCTACTGAACGCATCTTTTCTTTGGAGCCAGCTTTAATACGCTCTTGCTTGGCATTAATGTTGGCGTACAAGCCTTGTTTCATTTCTTGCTCCGATTGGTAGCGGTGCGCTGGCCACGCATAGGCATCTTGGCTTCGGGCTTGGGTTTTTTGGCAGAAGACTTCTCTTCTTTCATCTTGCCCATGTATTTACCCATTTTCTCAGCAGCTTTATCCATGTTCATTGGAATCTCCCAAAAGGTACGTGAATATTACCATAAGGCAAAAAAAGAGCCACTTGTTCAAGGTGGCTGTAAAAGGCAACAGGAATCAGACTAATCCACGGATCAGCCTTTTTATCGGCTTACCCCAAGAATTATTTGATCCCCAAGAGATAGTGGCAGCGTCAGATGCGAATGTCAATACAAACGCATCAGCCATGTCAGGCGACTTTAATCCCCTGCGCCGAATGTCATCCTTAGATTCGATCTTGATCTTGCCGTTAGATGTAAACGTATATCTTACAGTCGCCAGTTCACCAATCAAATCCTCGTTGTTTGGTATCTTGCAGTCCCGTTTCTCAAGCCAAGCTTTAGCTTTGTGCCACAACTCAGCCCTCAAATTCAGATAAGTCCCGCCCATTGCCGGACTCTCAGACACGTTAATACCCCGAGCCGGGAGCTTCAACTCCCTCAGTCTGTCAACCACACCAGCCCCAAGACCGATACTGTCAACCAGAATCTCAGTAGGACGGTTCTTGTGATCACAGGCTTCGTACTGAGCAACCACCGCACCCGTTAACTGCATCAGGTCCAAGTTCCTCCAGCGCTCTAGGGTGTGGACCACATTCGACTGACGCTTACACAGAACTGACGAGTCGGAACCAAATCGCGCAACGTCCAGCCCCCAGACAATGGGAGCGTCCTCATAGGCACGGGTATCACGGTGTTTAGCAGTCTCAAGAAGGTCCATAGGAATGATAGTGTCATCATCACTGCGGGGGAACTCACCAAGCACACGGATGCGAAAGGCGTTTGATTCTTCCCCGTACCGGGATTTCATGTCATCAACGTACCCTTTACTGACCCTG